CCATTTTTACCTTTTTCGTATTTCTGTATTTGTTGAAATGTTCTTGGTGGATTTAAAGCATTGGCTAATTTGGTTTGACTACAAGTTTTTTTCTTATCTAATATAATATAATTTAATCTTGCTTCTTTTATTTTTTTACCAATTGCTTTATTTAAGATGGTTTCAGTTTCTGTTTTGTGCCTACCTATATATTTTCTTTTTGACATTTTCTTTCTCTCCTTAATTTAATTTATCTTTTTTTCTTTTTGCAGATCTAATCATTTGCAATAAATCTTCACAAGTTGCTGATCTAGCCATTGATGGATAAACATTATAAATATATCCTTGAATAAACATGTTATTTAAAACATTCATTAAAGATTTTTTATAATCTTTTTTTATTTTCTTAACTCTATTTTCAGTTCTCTTTATTTGTTGTTTAAGTTGTCTTTCCATTTTTCTTTCTCTCCTTTTTTTAGTGCAAACTATCCCTATTAAGTATATTTCAACTTCTAGTATTAGAATTAAAAAAAACTAATTATGAACCCATAAATGGTCTTTTTTGTTCTTCTTCCAAAATTTTAGTACCAAGTTTAGCAATCTCATTTTTCTTTTTCTGAACCAAGTCTTTAAACTTAAACATCTTTCTTGATTCCTCCGATTGCAGATCCTTTAATACTTTTATCACTTTTGGATCGGACATCTTGCTCCTTTGGTTTATTTTTAATCCTAGACATATCAAAAATAAAGTCTAAGACCTTTACTGTAGCCTTATCACTAGGCTTATTTGATTGTGCAGCTAATTGTGCATTATCAAATTCTTCATCTATTCTTATGTTTGCTTCAAAAAAACTTTCCTTCATAACCTTATCCATGCACAGAGTATTCCCTGTTTATTTTTAAACCTTTCACTTGCTTTAATTGAGTAGGATTCATTCTAATCTTTCTATGCGGTGAACCACCTTTATTTATTAAACCCATCTTATAGAGTTCAGAACAAATTTTACTTGATCTTTGCCTTGAGAAATTAAAATGATTTCCAATTTCTAAAAATGTAGGAGAATAATCATGCTCATTTATAAATCTCTTGATAAAGTCTAAAACTTCAAACTTCACAGAAGAAAAATATATTGTGCCATTTGTTTTCATTTGTTTTTTTCCTTAAATAGTTCAGAAACATTATCGGCTTTCTCAATAACTCCTCCTGATTTTTTTAAATCGTTTAGATATTGAATTAGCTTTTCCATGTACCAATGAGCTTTTGAAGTGTCGGTCAGGGAAGCATCTATATCTCCACCATGTTTTTCACCAAATCTCATCATGTATTTCATAATTTGCCATTTTAAAGCACCAATAACTTCAAGAGGCGAAAGCTGACTTACAATCGCCTCATAGGTTTCAATCTTTTTATTTTTGTAATAATCTGGATTGATTTGCTCTTTCATTATTTCTTTTCTATTTTATCTGACACCGAAAATGATATGTCTGGTTGCGTATCTTTTTCTTTATTGGTATTAACCCACATAGCCACATTCTTTACGACACCACTTGCGTCAGTAAAATTTCCTGTGTATTGAGGGTACTTCTTGCTTGGATCATCAGTATCTCTTGATTGTCTTTTCCATGCTGAACCTTTGTTATTATAGTCTGCCATTATTTACTCCTATTTGTTATTATGTTTTTTTTTAGTGTGTTTTCTGTCTCATCAATCTTAGCTTGTTGCATAAGATCGGTTGAGATTTGTTGAAGTTCTTTTGCATAGTTCTCTCTAAGCGGTTGCATACCTTTTTCAAAAGCATTTTGAGAGATTGAATGTTGAGCTTGTTTGGTCATCTTTTCTATCCATTCTTTTACAAATTCATCTGCGTTAAATTTTTCTTCCGGTTTAATTGGAACAACATTAGGTTTTGGTGGTTTTAAAAACTGCTCCATCTCCTCCGCAGTCGCAATTTCATCACCAAAGAATCCAGCAAAGGAAAGTCCTCTGCCTATACTTACAGTTTGTTGTTTTTCAAATTCTTTATCCTTTTTAATATTTTGTTTAGATTCACCAACTGAAATAAGTTTATTATCAAGATATATATTAGCTTTAAATCTAAACATACCATCCAAACATTCATAACTTTCACTTTGAATAGATATTCTTTCTCCAAAATGATCTCTTATAAATTTTAATCTATAAGGAACTGTTAAATATTTTCCTTTAGCACCAAGATTTGCATAATCGCTTTTCTCTATTTGGTTTCTAAACTCTGTTATTGCTTTTGATAAAGCTGCTTCTTTCATAGTACGCCCACCTCTCTCATTGTTTTTAAAGGACTGTTTAAATCCTCTTTTAGTTTATTTATTTCTTCCTGTAATTTTCCATTCATAATTTTATGTGTTCTTTCTAATTCTTTAAGACTCCCAATTTCATTATGTTGGCTTTCAATTTTTTCATCTTGCTTTAAAACTAAAACATTTTTTTTAACTAGCCTTTTAATTAATTCCTTTTTATCCAAAGTTTCATAATGTTTAATAATATCTTTAAACTGCATAATGTTTTTTAAACCTTTCTCTACATTCATTATTTATGCTAGACCACCAGATATTATTTTTTTTTCGCATTTCAGAAAAATCAGGTCTTACTAATTGGCTTAAAATTTTAATATCACCATTAGCAATTTCCAGTTTTTTTTGCCAGGACAACTGATAAACTTTTAACTGTTGAATATATTTTTTTCTATTTTCTGGTTTTAATTCATTGCAATTATCTTCTGTAAATAATCTATAATCACAATTACTTGCATAACTAATAAAGGGTTTTGAGCCAGGAATACATTCGCAGTATAAAGAAATTTGCATTAAATGTGAATGATGGGGAATGACAGGAGCTTTTTTATTTGAATAAGAAAATCCTTTTTTAGTTTTTGTTAATGTTCCAAAAACATTTTTAAGATCACCAATATAAATTTGCTCTCCAACATTTCCTGATGGTGCTGTTCCAACTAAATCCATATAAATTAAAAAATAAGTAAATATCTCAGGATCTAACCAAAGCGTATGTTCCTGTTCAGCTATCCATGAACATTTATTAAGTTCATTATCTTCATTTATTGCTTTTAAATGATTTTCTGAAATTGATTTTAAATTTTTTTTATCAATAATATGTTTAAATTTTAATTCATCTTTATTATCTAAAGGTGTAAAGTTATCTATAATTTTTTTTATTCTACTATTCACCAATAACCTCATCTACAGTTTTATTATTACATAAAGCAGATTGAACTATTTCATGTACTAATTTTCCCCCCTCAAAATAACAGTTGCTAGGAAGTTTAATTCTCTCCTTTTCGGTCATAACAATATATTTTAAGAAACGAATATCTTCTGGAATAGTATTTTGTGAATTGGATGTATGCTTTAATCCAAAGTTTTTGTAGCAGTTTCCGATTATTTTTAATTGATTTGCCATAAACAAATCAGTAATGCTTTTTCAATACAAAGTCAATAGTTTCGCAATAATTTATTATTGTTGATTTTAAAGGCTTTTTTAAGGGGTTGCGTTTAAAGTTTTTATGGGTATAGATAAAAATAATGATTTGTGCTAATGATAAAAGAAATCAAATACAAAAATTACAGGGTTAAGGTTAGAAAAATGGGGTTAAAACAGGCTCAAAAAGAAAATGCTTATGGTCTATATATCCCTAAAAAATCAACCATTTATATTCAGCAAAATTTAAGTCCTAAAAATTATATCTCAGTTCTTTTGCATGAACTGGCACATTTTGTTTTAGATAAAACAGAAAAGAAACCAAACTCTGAGGAATCCTTTGCAGCTATGGTTGAAGAATTTGCAAAAATATTTTTACAAAATCCTAAATTATTAACTTTCATAAAAAGGTGTACTGCGAAATGAAAGCTTTTTTAATTTTAGTTTTAGTTACATCCCCAACATCATTTAAGTACACAAAAATCCCAATAGAAAAATTTACAGATTGTGATGCTGCATTTGAAAGTAAGGCTACCTGGTATGACAATCCAAAATATAAACCAGGCAATTATGAAATTTGGGGTTTTTATATTTATGATAACAAGGTCATAGCAGCTCACTATTGCCTAGACCAAGATCAAAATTTTTTATTGTGAAAAGTTTATTAGAAAGTTTTATTGATGTTACAAGTGGTCTAATTTTAGCAATCATTATTCAGCTAACAATTTTTCCATATTTTTTTAACCTACATCCCAACATAATTGAAAGTCTGCACATAGCATTAATATTTACTATTGTTTCAATTTTAAGATCATGGGGTTGGAGATTGTTTTTTAAAAAGAAAAGAAATTTATGAAAGAGGTTGAACTGGATTTATACGAACTACAATCTGCGGCTCATCTAGGAATTTTGCGTTGCCTTGAAACTTTAAAGCACAAAGAAAGTTGGGGTTATGGTTATAAAAAAACTTTTAGCGAACAATTAACAGACTCAATTTCTGGTGCTATGGGTGAAGTTGCGGCAGCTAAATTTTTAAATATTAAATTTGAATATCATTGTAATGTTGGCGGAGTACCGGATTTAATTTATAAAGATTTAAAGGTACAAGTTCGGACACAAAGACCTAAAAAGAATAATCGGAACTCATTAATTTTACGACCTACCGCAAAACAAAAAGAAATCTACATTTATGTTGAAGATCATGCTCCTATTTTTAGAATTTATGGATTTATTAATTCTTCGGCAGTATTAGGCACAACAAAATTTTTAACAGACTTTGGATTGAAAAGACCTAAAACTCATGCCATACCCATTGAGCAACTAACACCAATATTTTTATTGAAAGATGGGAGTTATAATTGAAT